CAAACTTCGCCTATCTGAAGAGTTAATTACAATCAACAATGAAACACTTAAAATTAATTAAATGATCAGTTGTTGAAACTGTAAAATCATCTGTTCAGAAAAGGGGTAGCTATGATAATGCTGGATTCATTTCAAAGAAATGAATTCCTCATTATTTTGTTATCCTATCTTGAGTTTTCTCACAAGATCGGAAAACAAGCTTAGAGTTATCAAAGAGAATCCTTAAATTATGAGACAAGAATGGTTCTACCTTTCTTGTAAAATATTTAAAGGAATCCTTTTTAATAACTCAGAAGTTTGTCTCAGGAATAAGGGTTGAACAACAAAATGTTCTTCCATTAAACCTGAAAGGTGGTCTACCACGAATTATACCAGGTTCTTTACGTAATGAAATACGTAAAGGTAATCCTAATGTAATTCGTATGGTTCTTACTTCACTTGCTGTATTTAGAATTATTAAATGCGATAGTCAACTTAAATTAAGTACAATCACAGATCCTTTTAAAGGGATTTCTGAGATTTTACCTGATTATGAGGTTGCTATGTCTTTAAGATCGTTATTTGGTCCGGTTAAGGATGTTAAATCCTTAACTCAACCAAAATGACTTTTTCTAATGACAGCTGGGCCTAATTCTTCTCTTTCATGAAAAGGTACTTGATTGGACATCAAGGCTTGATCTGAAAGCGGTAATTTCAATAATTTGGTTGAATTTATTCAATCTTATTATGGAATTACAAGTGAATTTCTATTTCAATTATTAATGGAAAATTCTAGATTGATGAAATATCAATCCGATAAACCATTAGTTCTTGGTAGATTATCACTAAAAGAAGAGGCAGCAGGTAAGATTCGAGTATTCGCCATTACTGATTCGGTTTCTCAAGCTGTCCTTAAACCTATTCATAAGTTTATCTTTGGATTATTAAAAAATATTCCACAAGATGGTACTTTTGATCAGGTTTTACCGCTGAAATATCTTCTTGATATGAAAGTAAAAGGAGAACTAGGTTCTTCTTTATTTCATTCTTATGATCTTTCAGCCGCCACAGATAGACTTCCTTTAAAATTTCAAGAACAATGTTTATCATTGTTATTTGGTAATTCTAAATTAGGTCATTTGTGGGGGCAACTTCTGAATAACAGGGATTGATCTCTTAAAGGAGTCAATTACCGTTATTCAGTTGGTCAACCTATGGGAGCATTAAGCTCTTGAGCGATGTTAGCGTTATCACATCATGTGATTGTGCAAATCGCCGCTCATAGAGTAGGTCTTAAATCTTTTAAGGCCTATGCATTATTAGGTGATGACATTGTCATTGCTAATGATGCAGTTGCTGCTTCCTACTATTCTCTTATGGTTAATACTTTAGGTGTTGATATTAATTTATCAAAATCTTTAGTATCACCTACTCATTTTGAGTATGCTAAGAGATTAGTTTCTGTTGACCATGAGTTTACTCCAATTGGTCCCAAGAATATCCTAATTTTACTACGTTCTCCAACAGGGATTGTTTCCGTGTTGAGAGATGCAGTATTAAAAGGATATTCCCTTGATGAATCTTCTGTAACTACTCTTATATCTAAATTTCCTATCTTTAGGAAAAGATCTACGAGTAAGTTACAATGATTATTAAAGGGACCTTTTGGACTTGTTCCTACAGAGTCTAGTTTATCATCTCAAATGAGATTAGATATGACCTTGACTTCTGTTGCTATGGATCTAATGATCTCAGCAATAAATCATGTCCTTTTCATTGATAATGAAAAGAAATGATTCAAGAATTTACAGAGTTATAATAACACTGTTCGTTCTTGGGAACATTTGAAGGAAACCCCTTTCATTACTGGTTGTTCTATATTTGAATCTCAAATATTCTTCCCTATGAGAGAAGTGTTGATGAAAGTCAACACCTCTATCATGGAAGATAAACCTGTTAAGAGACTTATCTTTAATGGGCCTTTAATCCATTTTGGATTTTTTGCCGAAGGTTGAAAAGAAACTGTTATGCAATATATCAGTTCTCTCATCCATTCATCGGAGGTTGTTGTTCCAACAACGGATCCGTTTAAAGATTTGTCTCTTTCTATACCTATCCGTGAAACATCAAGAGCTGAAAAGTTCTTTAGAGATGTTCGTAAGGATTGGGTAGAGAGAATGAAAGTTCCAAGATCTTCTTTCTAGATCGGACTTTTCTCAGATAGTCAGTTAAGTTAACTAATAACTTAAGGGACTAGATACTCTGTGCGATCTAACGATAATTCGTATCTTAGATCATCTGTACTTATAATTTAACGTATTCCTTTTCATGGGAATAACCTTTCTTATAAGGTGATTATAGGTAACCTTGCTTGTAATGGGTGAGGTCCAGAAT